AAAATCTTTTAATATAGAAGCCTTTGTAAGAACTGTCTTCCCATGACCTCTTGGGATAATAATAGCTGTCTGCTTAACCTCTTTATTATCTATAACATCAGCAATTTCATAGTGAAAGAAAGGAGTTTCACTACGCATAAAGTCATTAGCAAGGAACAGTTTACCAAATGCTATTAAGTCATTATTCGCAAGTTTTAAAGCTTCTTCAGCCTCACTTACGTTTTGGCTGTTTATATTCACCTTTTCCTAAACTCTTGAGCTTCCGCTCTATATGCACCTGGCCTATACTTCTTTTTTGCAATTTTATAATCAGCAACCATATCCGCTACTTGCTTTTTTGTATATCCAGCTCCATGCGTTAAACCTCTAAGAGCTCTAGTAGCCTGTTTCCCAAATGACGCAATTTCTTCTATTCTTGCTTCAACCTCTATGGGCCTTTGATAATAGCTTCGACCCCAATCTCCTTCATCATATATTTTCTTTTTATACCAGTTATAATATTTTTCAGCACCTTTCTTACCACGCTTTTTTATTTCACGCTTTAAAACTATTAAGGGCAATACTGGCATACCGTCTTCCATAATATATTTTTTAGGAATACCAGGCCATGGATTCTTAGGCTTTGGTATTTTGATTAATGTAGAATATGCACCTTCCACTTTTTTACCACTAGCCGCATATCCATATTTACTACCTTCATAAGTTGTTTTTCCAAATGTATAGTCTTCCAATCTTTTCATACCTTCTACATGCTGCTTATAATGACGAGATTCATGTTTTATAATAGACCCTGCCCACGGCTTAAAAACTTGTGGAACTTTTGGATATTTCCCACGACCAAGAGTAAGTAATTCTCCTAATGTTTGTTCTCTAAGAGAAATTGATTTTGCTGGGGCAGCCCATCCTTCTTCACCTGGAAATTTTCTTTGATTAGGGTATAATTCTAAATGTCTTCTAGCTTGCCCTGCTGATGGACTATACCAACCCATAGCATCTGACATATCTTTGTCTTTCGCTCCTACAAATCGAACTTCTCTAGCATAATCAATATCAGAAAACATTGGGTCTTTTTTAGCAGCTTCAAAACCTTTTTTATATTGGTATCTTGATAGGGCTCTACCACCTTTAATATTAACAGCTCTAGCCGCTGCCGGCAATTTAGGCACTACTTTTCCAGCTGCAATACCAGTTGCAATAGCTATTCTAGGGTCAACACCTTCTGAATGAGCCATTCCAGTCAATAAAGTCTCAAAAGCCAAATCAAGAGGACTAGTAGGTAAAAGAGGTATAACTGCCCCGCCTTGAGGTCTCCATTCATTTCTAATAGCCTGAGCTCTACGTCGCGTCTGCATTTGCGAAACAAGACTGGTACCTTCTTCACCTGGAATTTTGCCAGCACGCATCATATCTAATTCCATTTGCTGAATAATATCGTCTATATTAGTCTTCTTTTTCTTTTTCTTTTGATTTGCCATCTAAAAACTTTTCAAATTTCTTATCGTCTTTGTTCATTTCAACATAGAGCTGAACAACCTTTTCTAAGTTAAACAATCTTTGTGATAACATTGAAACTATTGTTCTTGTGTTCTCCATAGCTCTTCTTAGGTCATGTTTTGAATATGAAGCCTTCCTTTTAGCCATTATTCCACCATTCTTTCTGGTAATGGCATCTTATCAATAATACCTAATATCTTGCTAATATATACTATATCTCTTGAAGATGGGTTATATATATTTTCCCATTTTATACTTGCACTGAATGTTTTTAATAGAGCAATAGCTTCATCAAGTTCCATCTTTTCAGGTAAGTCCCTGCTAGTCGAACTTGCAAACTTCTTTATTAACGTATCCATCTAGTTTTCCCAACACTTAATTCCGTCTTCAGTAAATTCCATAGTTATCCAACCAGTTCTGATAATAGGATACATTGAGTATCTAGCATATTCTGCATATCTTAAAAAACTACCACCTCTTACATACCATCTTCTATGTAAAGTTTCCTCATCACCATCTACTATAATAGAATCTACTGGTTTTGCATAAAGTTGGTGGTTGTGACCTAAGAAAAAGACATCTCCTTGAGAATATACCGCAGCTAATTTATCTAATTCCAAATCTCCATTCTTTGCACCACTTTTTCCATGACCACTAACCAAATTCCATTCCTTATCCCTACAAACTATTTGACTATAGCCAGGCATTTTAAAATATGGTACATTCATTTCATTGGCTATTAGTTTACATATATCCAAATCTAAAATATTAAAACTTCTAAGATAATCGTGATTACCTCCTCTTATAAAAAGACACTTATCCTTAATTGTTTGTATTAATTGAATAAAAGTAAGATATTGTTCATCAGGTGGAATCTCTTGTCCTCTCTGACTTATCTTATAGTGAGGTGGGATTAATTCTAATAAATCACCATTACCAAACCAAACAGCATTATCATCTTCATAAATAGTCTTTACTGCCTGCTGGAATTTCTTTAAATCAAATTCATGAGCTCCAACATGAACGTCTGTTAACCCATGAACTCTGATAACCTTATCTGACTCATATCGAAATACCTGACCTGGGGATACTTCTTCATACTCTTTAATCTCAGTCTCTATTGGTACTGAGAAATATCTTGAGCATGATTTACATTTATATTGTTGTGAGATTCCTTTTTTTTTCTTCTTAACCCCATCCTTTTTAACATACATGCTTGCGCATCTTGGACAAACCATTATTCAGACTCCGATTGTGCAGTTATTTGTTTTTGTTCTCTTGCAGCTCCCTCAATTTCATCAGGTGAGAATCCTTGAAACACTCCAAGAAGTCCTACTTCTCTTTGTTTTACTGTAGTGCCTGAAGTTCCTACTATCTTACCTAACTCTTTTGCTGATTGTAATATGATATTGTCATCTTCACTATAGTCTGCAAGGTTCTTCAACTTACCTAATATATACTCATGGTCAATACCAAGACCTTTAGCTACATCTAATACTGATTTCTCTATTTCTTTCATAACTCTTTCCTGTTTTAATAATATTGTTGCTTTCTTCCTTGCCTTGTTATTTGACATTTCAGTATATGCCTTCTTATATGCATCAACTGCTCCCATGCCAACTACTATATTTGTCGCAAACTCTCTTTCCTTCCTTGTAACATTCTTCCTTTCCTTCACACGCCTACCTGCATTATTGATAGTTTTACTAAACGTATACCTATTAGGATGTGAACTGAAGTCAGTATCCATCTTTATATTTGGTCTGTTGAGGAAACTACCTACTATTGTCCTTACCCATCCTTTCGCATACTTATAATTTTTTCTATCACCTGGGTGTTTAACACTTTTGCTAACCTTTAACAGCTGAACAATTCTACCATCATCACTATACACCCAATCTTCTTCATCAGCATTACGCCAATCAGGTTTTACAACTCTGTTTGGATGATGCTCCCTAAATTCTTCTATATCATCATAGACATAGTGAGCTTTACTTCTGATTGATTTCTTTTCCAACCCGTAATTCTTGGACTTGAATAACTAAATTATCAATTAATTCGTTTACTTCTTGTGGAATCATATACACTTCTCCATCTATCTCTATAGGATTATACTCATGAGATAAACTGTGAAGAATAAACTCTTGTTCTTCCTTCGGTAAACCTAGTAATTCTTTTATTGCCTTTGCCATAATGGAATATAAAACACATTACTTATCTTTTCTCATAAATAACTTCCACAACGCCCTCCATAGAAGTGCTGCACATATTATGTGGAAAAATACTGGAGACACATGTCGTATTGGCATTATAACGAATATCGCTACTAACCACGAAATGATTATTTTTGACCAAAAATTTTCTACTTTTAAATGCACCTTTTTCACCCATAAAAAAATTACTCCTTATTATTTATTCCCTCCCTACCACCCACTAATTTATAACACCTACCAAATCCTTTCAAACTCTTTTTTGCCCAAGTGTATGTACGAAGATAATATCATTTTGGTATACGTCCTTTTTACCCTATATATCCCCTATTCGGGGATTTTCGTAAAACGAATTTGCGTTATTTTCCATTTTATAAATTACATTAGAAATAAATTTTCACAACAATTAACCAAGGAGTCAATCAT